ATTGGAACTGTAGTCATAAAGTCTTTGAGCCATTTCATAATCTGTTTCTCCTCTAAATGTTGCACCAAATACTGATGCTCTTGCGAATGCTTCTTGGGCATGTGTCTCTCCATCCCAGAAGTATCTATCTTTTAATGTATCTAAACTAAACTTGTCAAAGTTTTTTTCTTTGTCATAATCAATAGTTATACCTAAATAATCTTTTGTTCCTACTTTATCTTCTACCATTTTTCTCCTCTAAGTATAAAGCAATAATAGCATAGTGTATTATCTTGTATAGTTCTGCTTGTTTGTTATCTTTCTTACCATATCGCATAGCATACTTCATAATATTACCAACAGCAAAACCCTCACCATGTCCAGCATCTATAATCATATCAGTAGCTTGATACTTACCATTAGAGTAATGTTGAGTATAAGTTTTATCAATATAATCTTTTACTAAATTTAAAATTTTACTTTCATTAAATTTATAATTAATTTTTTTTCGCATAATATTCTTTTTTTGTTTGTTTGTAAAACCATCTTAAACTATATGCACTTAACATAAATTTATTATTAGCAAAGATATGTGTCTGTTCTGGTAAAAACTCATGTAGATTTTTCTTGTTAATTCTAGAAACATCTTCTCCTTCTGGTATCATAGTTCTTAACCAGTCAATAAGTTTACCTTCTGCTTTTCTTCTTATTAGTTTAGACTTCTTGCCATTCATAATTCTTTACCAGTTGCCAGTATCTTAATATACTATTAAACATTTCTTTATGTTTACTATGTGATTCCTTATCCCAAATATGATAAAGGATAAGACTTGTATCTGCTCTATCAACAAAGATAGAAACTCTAGTAGGGTCATCAACCTGACAACCTTGAGCATAAGCAGATAACTGCATACCATGTTCATCATAGACTAACTTAGCAGGGTCTTTACCTTCAAGGTTATCTTTGGTTTTAAAGTCCACAAAGATTCCTGACTTACAGTATAAGTCTATCTTACCACCATAACCTTGTTCAGCACAGAAAGAATCCTCTGCTATCCAGTCTTCATTAGGAAAGTTCTCGTCTAACCATGCTTGAATAAGTTTGTAAGGTTTAGTCTTAGCTTTACCTAAGAAACCTTTTTCTATTTGAGCATGTATCTTTGTCCCTTGCTTGGCTGCTTTTAAACCAACCTGTCTAGCTTCACTCTTACATCTATAAGCAAAAGAATCAAAAGGTTCTTGCTCTCCTCTATCTAAATCAACAGATGCTTTGATAGCTTGAGTAAGTTTCCAATTCTCTAAAGCCGGTTTAGCAACCATACCTAGAATAGTTGTGACTGAAGGGACGAGTCCAAGACTCTTAGCATCTCTCAATGTGGTATTTCTTTCTTTACCATTAGCACCTATGATTGTATACATAGGTTCTCCATCTCTAGCATACCAATGCCCAGACTCAGACGTAAACTTATTATACTTGTCTAATTGAGTTTTGTCAAGTGTTTTCTTCATTTTCTAGCTCTTTATATGTTTTAAATACATCAGATGTAAATAGTTTCTGGATATTTACTAACCACATCTTACTTGCTTTGTTGTCACCACCATAAACAGACTTCTTAAAATCTAATTTATCAATCAGTTGTTTTAGTTTAGGGACATCAAATATAAACGTACAGAATATGTCATCATCAATACAAAGATTGTGAAACCAATAGTCTGATTCAGTAGCACAGATACCAGATGGTTTGCCATATGATTCATACTCAATACATATGTTACCAGTCTTCATCCACATACCACGTTCTGACTTGACCTCAATCTTTTTATTAGTTAGCATATCTGCTATCCTATCTTCTCTTATCTGACCATACTCTAAGTCTAGGTCAAACTTCTTTCTATTTTCTTTAGTGGGTTTCACTCCAATTACCTCCTATCTTATACTCACCAGTTAAATCACATCGCATTTTAAATTGCTCTGTTACCTTCTCAATACACTCAACACCAATCCTACCAACAGCATCAGCTTGAGATTCTTTGACTTGTAGTTGCCATTCATCATGGATGTTAGCAACAAACTTAGCATCATAAGTATTTAACTTAATCAACTCATATAAATTTATCATAGCTTGTTTCATTACAATAGCACCACTACCTTGCAGTAAGGTATTAAGTGCAGCATGAGGACTTCTAACATATATCTTTCTACCATCAATACCTTTTAAGAAACCTCTGTTTGCAGCTTGTTGTACTCTGTCACGTAAAGTTTTTAATGCAGGTAAGTTAGCAAAGAATCTTCGTTTCAATGCTTTACCTTTCTTCATGTCACCATTAATTATCTTACCTATCTTAGCATCACCAGCACCATACACTAAAGCATAGATAAATGTCTTAGCTTGGTCACGTGTCTTTAGTCCAGCAAGTTCTTGATTGGTTGTATGTATATCACCATTGACAACCTCTTCAATGTAGTCAGCATCATTCATGTAGTGAGCTAACATACGCAACTCTAAACCACTAGCATCAATACCGACTAGCTTATAACCTTCTGGTACAGTCCAACAAGCACGACATTCTTTACCATAAGGACTATGTATGTTAGGAACTTGAGCCATGTTAGGACCTCTATGTGTCATCCTCCCCGTAATAGTTCCATTCGGTATAACCTTACCATGCACTCTATCATCCATAACAACATCAATCCAAGATGATACTTGAGCTATACGTTTTTGGTATAATAAAAAGTCTGCTATAAGTTTAGCTTCTTTAATATGAGTAATCTTTTTAAGTGTACTCTCATCAACAATAGGTTGACCAGTAGGAGTAAACCTTTCTGGCTTCCAACCAAAG